AGGCTGAGACGCAAGCCTCAACCATGGCCGAGCAGGTCGTCATGAACAGGGGATCATAGCCCTGCTGCCACCAATTGATCGCCGCGCCCGCGGGCAGCCAACCTCCCGTGATGGGAAGATAGTATGGCCCTGGACGGAAGCCGCCCTCACCGGCGGCCTTGAAGACCGACTTGAACCTGGCGATCAACCCAGCCATGGCTACTCAGACTTTGCGTGCTGCTGTCTGGTCGAGTAGCTGGCTGGCTTCCTCTCAGCCTCAAGGTGCCTGGTCTGGACGTTTAGATCAGGCCCGCTGCCATCCTCCTCGTGCTCGAGGATGTGCGCACCTAGGGCGGACATATTGAGCTCCTCCTGGGTGGGCGTCGGCTTGCCCTTCATGCGCTCGGCGAATTCAGCTCGAGACTTCTCGGTGGCCTTCTGCTCCTCGGCGAGAACCTTCTTGGCGTTCTCGGTCGAGGCGTCGTCTGCATATTTGGTCATTCTTAAAATCCTTTCCTCATAGATGTGAGCGCCTAGCCTCCCCGGAGTTTTCGGATCGCAGGCTAGGCCACTCTTGCGTTCCCCGTAACTCCCAGCAGGACTGGCGGGTTCTGCAACTCTATAACTACCAAGTGACGTTTTGGGTCCAGGCCACCGTACCAGCCCGGCGCTGCAACCAGTTCAGCGGCAGCACCATTCTCAAAGCCAGCGAGTCTGTCTGGAACAGCGACCGCTGCGGAGTCGCAACGACGCCCGGAGAGCCAGCGACCAAGTCGGTCGGACTGGTGTCCTCCATGTGCAGCGTGGCCTGGTCGCTCATCTCCATTCTCGGAGCGTCACCACCGACCACTACGAAGTCGGCCGCGTCCACCAAGACCATCGTCTTTGCGGGAACGACCGCAGAGTCGATGAACGGGATGGTGGCCAAGGACCCTCCGCGAATTTCATCGCGGAACGGGAAGATGCCCGTGTTGGCCGCAGAGAGCAGAGACGCGCGGAGCATGTCAGTCTGGTTGACCAGCCAGACCAGGTTGCGGACGTTGCCGTAGGTCGCTGTACTGATCGCGTTGATCAGGCCAACGATATCTCCAACCAGCGCCGCAATGCCACCACCTGCGGTTGCCGTAGTGGCCGCCACAGTATTGAGCAGGCCGGCCGGCCTGATCGTGGTCGCAGGGTTCGCGTCGATCAACACCGTGTCGATCGCCACTGTGGTATCCTGCTGGATGGCCTCTCGCAAGAGACCCTCAATCGCCGGGATGGAGTGCTCGTCCATCTCCTTGGTCCAGGTCGTGATGACCGCCATCTTCTTCGGAGTAAGCGTCTGGCTGGTGAACGCACCCTGCCTGACCGGGATGGCCAGACCCTCACCCACGAACGAACCAGCAAGACTGGGCGTGCGAGAGCGAGTCGGGATGATGATCTTGCCCGTGGCCCCAAAGCTCAGGGCAAGTCCCTTCGGCGCGAGCCGGGTGAGGATGCCCTTGGGCATCAGCAGCGGCATGAGCGGAGCGAACGTGGTCTGGACGAGCTCTTGGGCCCAACCGGCTACGTTCGTCATGGCTGGTGCTGAGGCTGAACGGAGCACGATGTCTGCGATCAGCTTGACCGCGTCATCCTTGTACTCAGGAAAGCGCGCGGCGATCCTGGCTCGAGTGTCCTCGAGGCTGCTGCCCCAGCCCTTGGAGAAGTAGGCTAGCGTGCCGGCCTTGACGAACAGTTCTACCGGATCGAACTCCTTAGTCCGGTTATGGATCACCAAGGGAGCCTGCGGACGCTCAGAACGCTCTCCAGTAGAGAGAACCAGAGACCTTCCTGTGCGGCCAGTTGGCTCCTGGGTGGACCGCGCCAACAGCTTCTCGCTGTCAACGAGGGTGTCGTGGGTCCGCTCAAGCTGGACGATGTCCTCCCTGAGCTTGCCGATGGTCTCCAGCTCTGTGCCGCTCACGTTGCTGTCGTCCATCTTGTCGATATGGTCTTGTAGGACATCACGCTTGGAGGTGATCTGGGCCTCCAAGTCCATGATGCGCTGAGCTAGGCTAGACATGGGTCTGCCCTTTCCGTTTCGATGTGACTTGGCGTGCCCGCCGTTGATCGTCTTCCTGACCGTACGGTCTCTTTTGCCTTGCCCGGCGAATACCATATCGATCATCTCAGACGAGATACCCAGGGACTTCGCTACGGCGAGTGCGTTTGGGTTTGCTGGTACGGCGACCACGCTGGTCTCGATCAGCTCGCACTTGGTGTAGACGCTGCCCCAATCAGTTCCTTCTCTGTCCTTTCGCTCCCTTGGCCTGAAGCCAACGGAGACTGCGCGGAGGATGTCTGCGTCGATCAGTCTCCTGATCTCATCGATCCTCTGGCTGGTACCCTCCTTGGCCAGCTCGAGGTGACCGCGCAACTGCTTGTTCTCCACGCGGACGTTCGCCCACTTGCCGATCGGAAAAGTGCTATTGTGACCGAACAACGCGATCGGGTTCTTCTTGAACTCCCGGAGGTCCCACCCGTCAGACAGGATGATATCATCCATCCGGTCCGGCGTCTCGTCCGAGAGGATGAACTCCATCCCGCTGACCGTCGAGGCGTGGGTCTTGTACTTCAGGTCGCTGGCCTGGCGATCCTCCCAGAGCATCTGGCAGACGTCCTCGTTGCCGATCTCATCGACACAGTCGGATATGAACTCATCCTGCTCGTCGTCCTCGTAGTCGCCTGGGTCCGGAACCTGCTTGTCCTTATTTCGCCAGATGTCCATGCAGATGGCCACCGCCTGCTCCTGGGGCCGCTTGTCCGGCCCGGTGCCAATCATCTCCGGCACGCACCTGGCCATGAAGTCACTCTGGCTCTCGCCCTTGTGGGGTTTCATCGGCATAACGATCACCTCAGTTAATGATTTTTCCTTGGCCGGGATAAATTCAACAGATTTTATCCACGATTTTGGAACGTTGTCGCCATAGCTTACATAACCACCAGTTATATCCGGATGTGACAGAAGATAATGCTGATAGGGACCAATCTCTCCAACACCCTCATCCACGCTTCCGTAAGTCATATCAGGTGAGACACCATCCGGAATTAATTTTATTGGTATCTTAAAGGTTACCACAGTCTTGGCCACTCCAGGAGTGACAAAATCACTCGGTACTCCGACGGAAGCAAACACACCGTAGTCAGACTTAATGCCGTTTTTCTTGAATGACTCAACAAGATTTCCAGGAGCCTCATGATACAATACCGATCCACTCTCAAGTTTTTCTGTCAATTTTTCTTCGAATAACTTCTGAGCTCCATCTTCTGTTTGAGCTTGCTCAGGCAAGGTGCCGATAGCCAGTTTGGCATTGGTTATTCTCACTGGCGAACCAACCCCGTAGTCACCCTGATGACCTTGGGTCTCTTCGCCGCCAGCATCTGTCCACCTGCCATGATCGTCACGGGGGTGCTTTCCTTCATCCCAGTCCTTTGCACCCGGTTCGGCCATGCCCTTGTCTCCTCACTTTCGCATGAACGCCAACCAGGAGCCCTCCACAGACTTGATCGGCCAGCCATCCAGGGCCAGGCGGTCGAGCGCCGTGGTGACCTCCACGGCTGGATTGCCGTAGTCGTGCCAGACGATGATCCCGTCCCGCCTGACCAGCTCCTCAGCCATGTAACTCTCATGGGTCACGACCTCATCGCTGTGGTCTCCATCTATGAACACGGCGTCGCACGGCTCGAGGTCATCCATGCTCAGCCTGATCGATGGAGAGGTGAGCAGGAAGAAGCGCGGGTCGTCGGCCGCGAACGCCCCAGCTTTCTCCGGGACCTCTGAGGCCTGGCACAGGAGCGTGGGCACGTGCTCTGGACTGACGTCGATCCCAATGTATCGCTCGAGGGTCTCCACGTTCTCCAGCACTCGCTTGGCGGTGATCCCGATGTTACAGCCAAACTCAACCATCACCCTCGGCGAGACGCTCTTGACCAAATCGACCAAGATCGAGGTCTCGTTTCGGTTGAGATACTTGCTGAAGTGGCTCGCCTTGATCTGGGTTGGATTGATCGATACTCGCTTCAGCGCTGGTCCAGTGCGCTGAGCCAGTCTCCTTCCACGACTTGGCGACACAAGCGGACGTTGTCGTACCATTTCACACCCCACCTCCAGCTCGACCAGTGCGATAGAAGTCCGGTCACCCTCGGATGGCCGATCGCTCCCGCGAGGTGGAGCGCGGCCGTGTCTACGCTCACGATCTCATCCATGGCCATCATCAACCCAGCGCAGTCGGCGAAGTCCTCAAGCCTGTGGGGGATGACCCCGTGGTCGGCCGCGTCATCCGCGTCCTGGACTTGAACGCTGTGCAACTCTGCGTCGCCACCCAGCGCCCGCGCGAGCAGGCCGAGCTCAATCTCTCTCGGATAGTCTCCAATGGTGGGCCTTCCCACTGACCACGCCACGCCTATTCGCCTCCGCTTCTTCGATCCGAGGTCTACGTGCCACTTGTTGGTTGAGCGCAGGGGCGGACGGAGGTACGGAGCGCCCAAGACGATGTCCTCTGGAGTTATGTTGAGTATGTAGAGCAGGTGGAGCATTGGGGCGAAGAAGTCGCAGTCGATCGGCTCTGAGACCACGATCCCACACTGCTCGGCCAATTTGCGCAGCTCGGGAGGCATGACCATGATCGTCTTGGGCATGTCCCGCACGTAGCGCATCATCATGATGCTGTCACCGAACCCGTGGGCGTGGAGCAAGAGCAATCGCTTTCCGGTCAGTGGCTCACCCTTCCATGGCCGAAGACCCAGCGAGAGCGCGTGCTCGACCTGGGGTCTGATGAACGGCCTGCTCTGCTCGCACTCCCAGTACTCATGGAGGCCCTCGCGCCACCTGCCGGCAGCCAACAGGACCATGGCCCGATTGAACCTGGCC